GAGATGTTGATCTACCAACGCATCCAACATAATTATAGTCTTCATCGTAGATTGGAACAACAATTCTTCCTGACATTGGCCTATTTTTTTCTAAACAAAGTCCCACATCAAACAAATCAAGCGTTTCTGGATAATATCCTCTGTTAATATAATATTTAGCGGGTATATTTATTCTTCTGCGTACCTCTTCTCGTTTGACAGGATGTGAAAAACGTTGGGGTTTTCTTTCAAAAACCTCAAGCAACTTCAACTCTTTATTTATTTCTAGGGGTTCACTATAAGTCTCTAGGTTCTCAATTTTTGTATCAAGAAATTTGAGGCAGTATTCAAATGCCGTTATCAGGTTGACTTCTTTATCAAGACGATGATTTAATACACCACGCACAAAACCCAACAGGCTAGAAGCAAAATCCTCTTCACACTGTCGTGTCCAACATTTCCAATTTCCCTTGATGACATCCCCATCTGTAAAAATAGAACACCCTTCAGGATTATCTCCCCCATGTATTGGACATGGAAAGACAAGCCTATTGTGGTGTTCCACGGGCTCTATTTCAAAATGGTCTAATAGATCTGACACTCTATCAAACAGCTGATTAGACAGATGCGATATCTGTGGCTTCGTAATCTTCATCAGTTTCAAATCCTCGATCAGTTTTCTTGGTGGCTTTTTTCAATTCATTACGTGTTTTGCCTTCTTCTATTCTACCATACTTTCCGAACATATTCATGTTGATATAATCGCCATCATCTAGGCCAGCCCCATGACGTGCTACTACGGGCACTAATTTTCTGTTGCCATTTTCTTCGAGGTCGTCTGCTATCTCTTCATCTGATTTCATCTTGAATATAGTAAAGCTTGTACATAGCCAAATCAAACGATCAGAACCAGAAACTACATCCGTTGACTCTTTAGTTATACCATCTCTATTCAATTGCACAAAACTTAAACATGGCACATCATGCTTAACACAAAAATTATGGAGTTGGGTAATCTGAAAACCAAGCAACTGGAATTCTTGCATGGAGTTAGAAATACCATCTGATCCCATTAGCTTAAGGTAGTCATATATTATTAAACAGTCTTTAGTTCTACCATTTTCGTCTATTCCTACGTGTTGATATAGCCACTTACGCATCAGCCCTAAGATATTTTCAAAAGGCTGTCCCGCAATACTAATATAATGATAAGGTATAGCCTTAAGCTTTTCGGCGGCTTCCTCTATCTTTTTTTTGTCTATCTCATTTTCTGCAAATTTTCCAGTAGATATTCTATTGATGTCTACGCCACTGAGATTAGCAAGCATTCTATTCAAATGATCTTCTTTAGACATTTCCGTGTCTAACATCAACACTGGGATCTCTAAATTCTGTGTCACATGCAGAGCCACTTCATCACCAAACATAGACTTACCAACTTTTGGTCGCGCGGCCACAAGGTCTACGCACTTTCTTCTAAAGCCGCCTCCTATAGCCTGATCGTAAATTGAGAAACCACTACTAATACCAATCATATCGGTAGGATTGTCTGCGAGATGGTGAATGTATGCTTCTACTTCGTCACCAATTATTTCTGGTTGATGACTAGATGATTCATATATTGCAGAGGTAGCGTCCAGTATTGGCGACTCTACCATAGTAATTAAATCATTTATATCCTCATCACCACTAATAGTGTTGAGGCGTTTTTCACAAACCTTGAGAGTCTGCTGAATATTTCTAGCTAGTTTTAGCTTAGCTATTTTGGCCGCATGAATACTAATATTATCTTTATGGATAGGAAAATTGAAAAGGGATCGTAAAAATCCTATCTCATTTTTATTATTAATATTTTCATACAGGTTTAGATTGTTAGCTGCCGCTAAAATAGAGGCTAGTTCTACATGACTACTTTCTGAGATTACCTTCTTGACACATTTGAAAATGATCTGATTCATTTCATTAGTAAAATGATCAGTATCAATAAAATCAATATTCAAAAAGGCATCTAGGCCATATTGACATAGACCAGCCAGTACAGCCCTTTCGGCAGCTAGATCCTGTAAATTTCTTTTGCTTACTTTTTCCATTTTTTGATGGCTTTAAAATAATTAAGCTCTTGTGTGACGGCTGAAATTCTACCGACTTCAGAACTTGGATATTTATCCTTTGCTATTTGTTCAGCTTGTTTGCAATCCGTTGCTTTTATTTTCAAATGTTTGGCTTGTCCATCTGGTAAAGTAATATAAACAACGTATTGCATATATCCCCCTATTTTTTAATGAGTTTCTCATACTCTTGTCTAGAAATAAAAGTTGTTTCTGTTGTCTGTTTGCTTCTGAGTTTCATACAATCGGGGCATTTTTCAATGGCCCCAGCTCCTTCATGGGTGTGGCTTTTTAGATAGTGATATGTTCTTTCTTCAGAGTTGCGTATCATATACAAAAATGAACGGTGTCCTTTCAGTAGCGTAATTATAGAATCTAGCTCTTCTTCAACAGAAAGCTTTTCTTCTGGCAAATCTGTAGACTCTTCTTTTATTTGCTGAAGTTGATTTAGTTTTTCTACTGAAATTTCTACAATTTGTTTGTCTTCAGTACCCCATAGATCGTAACACTCCGTACAAAACTTTTGCATTTCCGTGTGGGGTTTTGCGTAGTGCAAACTTCTTAGTTGTGTATCCACCAAGCAATTTTCGTATTCATTCATCTTAGTTAAGATAGTATATATTTCTTCAAATTTACTTTCTATGGTTTTTTGTGGAGGAGTGGAGGATGTTGAAACCGTCATTGCTAGACAAACACCAAGGCCAATCAGATATAAAGCATTTAACAAATTGATCTTCATTATATCTCCTATGGTCCATGCCACGGCCACTTCTCAGCCATGGCCTTATTAACAGTGCCATTTTCACCAATCTCAACTAGCCATCTTCCATACTTTCCTGTTTTATATGTTCGAACATTCACGTTACCACGGTCATCCATATTAGCTACTATTAATTTTTTAAGTTCATTGGTAGCCGTTTTGTAATCTACATGTCCCCGTTCAGGAGTATTAACACCTATAAGCCTACAACGAAGACGTGCCGTAAGCTTTAACCCTAGATCTACATCGAATTCGACAGTATCACCGTCAATACAGCGAATTAATTTTGCTCGATAGTTATACATATCATCTCCCTATTTGCCAGAACTACCAAAGCCATCTCCTCCCCTCTCAGTTATATCAAGAGAATCAACCACTGTCAAAGAAAAGTCTGGAACTTCCTGAAAAAGTATTTGGGCGATTCTATCTCCAGCACTAACCTTTAGAGGAAATGGATCATTGGAAGCATTATAAAGACATACTTTTATTTCACCTCTGTATCCTGAATCTATTACGCCAGCAAAAATTGCAACCCCTCGTTTAACAGCTAGACCAGACCGAGGCCAAATTAAGCCAACATATCCTTCTGGGATTGACATAGCAATTCCAGTAGCAATGGTAGCTCTGCGGCCACGCTCTATCTCCCTATCCTCTAAGGAGTAAAGATCCCAACCAGCATCACTTGTATTATTTTTAGTGGGCACAATTGCTGTATCATCAAGTTTTTTAATATCAATATTAAGCAATTATCTTCTCCTTTTTACGAGGCAACTATCACACACAAAAAAATCTCGCGCGTGCGCTTCTGGAACAATACTTGTTTTACGACACTCTTCACATTTTTGCTCTACCCTTTTAGCTTTTTTTCTATCTCTTGCAGTTGGTTTGTAGGATGGGGTGGTGACATCCATAGCCTCAATTTTATCATCAACAAAAAGATTCTTACGTTTACCTTGATTAACTGGTGTAGCACTAGCAGATCGCAGGTCTTTATCATCGGTTATTGATGAGATAAAGTTGTCTTCATTTCGTGTTACTAGAGAATCTTTCTGCGGATCTTCTTCTTTGGGCTCTTCTGGTGGCGTCTCAACTGTTGCTAGTAACGTATTGGCCATCTTAATAAGTTCAGGATCGTTAAGTTCCATTCCCTTTTTTAATAGTTCCTTAGCTGTGTCAATTACTGACATTATGTTCTCCTCTTAGACAGGTTTTGTAATATATCTCCCATTCTTTTAGCATTATCAGCCTTTTCGATAAGGGAACTAAGTCTGGCATGGGTATGTGTTTTTATTTTAATAATTTCAGAAGCTAGAGGATTTTCTCTCACGGCGTTCCAATATTTTTCTTGCCATTTAGTATACTTGTCACCATATTGATTAACAATTGGAGATATTATATACCAGATGCTATCGTCAGCCCAATCTAAAATTATTCTTTGTTTATTGTAAATGCTTTGTAAATAGTCTGCATGAGAATATAATGTATATGCCTTTTCTAGACACTCCTCAGCACTCAATGCCCGTAGTTCCATTTCACTTGTATTTAATATAATACCAGCCGTAGAATTTTCTTTCGTAATATCAATATTATTGATTATTATCCAGTCTTCTACCTTGGATAAAAATTCATTCAATTTTGCTTCGCCACTCATCTATGTCCTCATTATATTTTAGTGCTACAAAAGTAATATCGTTTAGATTACACCATTCAACTTTATCTTTGTCCCGAGCCTGTGCTTTATAAAAGTTCATCTTGTTTTTAAAAAAATGCGAATTATATTTGAAGTGTTGTTCTCCATGGACTTCTACAATTAGATTTCTATTTGGAACAACAAAGTCAGCACGCAAAACAGACTTTCGTATACTTGTTTTAGATCCCGGAAGAGAAACCTCCTCTAATATTCTATCAAAAGGAAAAATTTCTTCAAGAAGTTTTTTTGCTTTATCGTGTAAGTTAGATCTTTCTTTTGACCTTGCTTGGTTACGGGCTGGTGTCCAGCTGTATTCTTTACCGTCAAGACCTTTTACTTTCATACTCTAAAGCATCTCCTTTATTTCGCTTTCTAATATATGAACCACCTTAGGATTCTTATCCAAGAACTGATATAGTTTTTCTTGACCCTGTACTTTTACTGATTTCAAAACTGCCTCCATGTCTTCAATATTGACTTCTGGATTAATTTCTTTTACAAGCTCTAAATGGGATGCCATAAACTCACACGTCAACCAAGCACCAGCTTTACCTATCATACCGAGGTCTTGTCCTAGAATAATAAGCTCTTGAATCTTATCTATACCATGTCCATATTTTAGCCAGCTTTGACATTCTCCTCCCGGAGGACCCATAGAAGAACATAATATACGCCAATTAATAGCCTGTCCTACTTGTTGATCTCTTTGCTCCCACGCGGCTATAGACTTAACTTCCATACGTGTATCGGCTTGATACTGTATTTTTTTACCGCAGTCTGGCATTCGTGGGGCGCCATAGCCTGACGTATTAGCAATAAAATGAGTAATAATAATCATAGTAGCCCGTTGCTTTGGTACAATTTGCCCTAGTTTTTTGCAGAAAACAGATAGCAGCTTGGGAAGACCTGCTCGTCCGGGGGACATATCTCCATCTAGTTCTTTTTCAGGCATTAAGGCTGAAGTAGAATCAATAATACATACGCACCTATAGTTTTCTTTAGCGCTTACTAATTTAACTGTGATGTCTAAAAATGCCTCAGCGCTTAATGGCTCGTCTTCTGCGTGTACAATATGAATTTTTTCTTTATCCAGACCATCTACGCCTAACAAATTCATTTCTTTAAGACGCCCTTCTGCATCTAAATAGATAATCGGGCGCTCTTCCTTTTGGCAGTTAGCTGCAATTTGAAGTGCTGTAGTTGTTTTACCACACTTAGGATCGCCCGTCAAAATAATCCAAGAGCCCTCTTTAATCCCACCTCCCAATGCGATATCTATAGATGGTCCCACAGATATAACTTTGAAGTCTTTTCGTTGATCAAGGATCTGATTACCTGTCGATATCACGTTTCCATACTTTTTAATAATTTCCTTTTTAAAGGATGGATTATTCTTTACCACAATCATCATCACTCCTTTCAGCTCTTTTAATTTTAGAAAACAGATTTGTCTGACCAAAGGCCTTACGAGGTTTAGAAGTATTGTCTATTTTTTTAACAATATTTTCTTCAGTCTTGGGCTGTTGATCTAGAAGATGGCGCATAAACGCCACTTCTTTTTTAACAAATGGACGTGGATTAAAAAAACCCAGAGAATAGGTGTTCTTTCCTCTGGGGGAATTTATATATTTTATTAAGGCATCTTCACCAAATTCTTTGATTAACTTTCTAGCTGCAACTATTTGTCCTTGATAGGACCTTTTTTGTTTTTTGTTCCAAAATTTATATGCCAGACTGCCTTCGTTATCTTTCTCGCATTTACGTTGACACATTATTTCAGCGGCGTACTGAGCAGCATCACAATATTCACCCGTTGAGGGCGACTTGAACCTGCTTACTTTGCTTCTTTTTTGAGCCATCTTTAAAAATCATTAGGTTAACGTTTTCGGGGGTCAATTTTCTAGTTTGGACGGGTGCCTCGAATTCGCACAGCGGCCAACTAAATTTTCTAACGTCTACAGTTTCAAGGTTATCATTTAAAACGCCGGCTGTCAAGTGCTGAAAAGCAGTAGCTGCTCCACTTTCCATATTTATATCTTTAGACACGCCACGTACTACAAACACTCCGTCCAAACCGTTGGGATTATCAAACAAAACTTCCTGAGGGGCGCCAAAAACCAATACTTGAACCTTGGTTACACATTCTCCAGTTTCTTCACAAAAATTCATAAGGCGCTCCCATGGAGAGCCCGTTTCTCCGGGCCTGTCATAATCTGACCATACAGTTTGACCGTCTGTCAGCGCGCATTTCCAGAGAATTTCTATATCTTCCATAAGGAGTTTATGAACATATGAGTCTTGTTTGGTACAAAGCATATCAGTCCTCTTTAATCTTGTGTATTGATCCTTCATGTCTGGTAGAGACATTTACTTTATTTTTTCGTTTGTTTTTATTTTCATCTGACACTATTGAGGCCGCTTCTGTCATTACCACCACTCCTCTCTCCTTTTTTCGGGCAAATAGATTATGCGTTATAGTGGTTGCATCTACGTCATCTTTAATAGTTTCTAGATGTCCAGTAACTATTGTTTCTGATCTATTCAGCTTTTTAGACAAAGACGCTACAGTTTTATTGGAGTTTTGTTCTATGTAAGACTTCTCATCGTTAGATAGTGGTCCACGTTTCATATTAGTTCTCCATCATAAGCCTTCTGGCTCTAGTAAGGAATATCCTACTCGAAGATTTTAGATATTCTATATACAAATCAAATACATTTTTTTTAACTTTTTTGAAATCAAAATAAGGCCTGTTATACGTAAGCCTGTCTGCGTGATATGGATCGAGAAGATCTCCTCTTCCATATTTTACATAATAAGTTTCAGCATCACCTTTTGTGATTAATTTAGCAAATGCCATTTTTTGTTCAGCCGTCTTTCCTCCGTTGCCGAAGAAGACTTCTGTGGTTTTAGGAGGTTCAGGAATATTTAATCCTGAAAGATCTTCATTTTCCCACCTAGCCATTTAAACTCTCCAGTTTATCTTTAACTTGTTTAAGACAATCGGCCTCATTTAGACCGTCTAAAGTAAATTCAGCCGCGTTTGAAATACCGTATTTGTTAAAAGTTTTAGTGCTTAATGGTGTTGTGTCTAAGCTTCCATCTGTATTTCTTTTAACTATTTCTACAGTGAATCGTATAGTTGCATGATGAGGACAGTTCGCTCTTATAGGATCTTTTTCTATAATTGTTAGCCCTCCTTAATCCATTTGGCTTTTTGCTTCGGCGTCATTTTATTAATTTTTCTGTACAGATCAGATTTTTCTTTATTTTGCTTGTCTTCGACGGCGTTGTCTTCTTTTCGTCTTTTGTCCAGTTCATATTTTCCCATTTTAGATTTGTTTCTATCGGCCATTTGTCCCACCGTAGTAGGCTCCCCAACTACGAATGCAATTGGGGCCTCTAAAGTTACTCGTTGTAATTTTTTCTTTTTGCATTCAGGACATTTAGATAATGCATCATCTTTAATACTTTGCGAAACCGAAAAGCTGTGGTCACACGATGAGCACTCATAATCATATGTTATCATGTTAATATTTTGCATAAAGTAAATAATAAAGCAACCAAAAGTGGAACGCCAATATGCCCACGGCGGTTGCAAATGTTTTATTTCTTAGTTTATCTATCAAATAGAATTTTTGTAAAAAGGTAGCTATAAAGAATGTATTTATAAATTTTAACGCTATCAATAAGGAAACTTTTCCGCCGCTATGTGTTATTATAAACTTTGCTACAGGATTTTGCTCATTTTCCAAAATAATTTCTTGGGTTTCTATAGTCCAAAAGCAATCCACCGCAACAATGACTACGATAATAATTATCATAGCGTTGAATGTTATGTTTTTAAGTGTTGTCATGATAGTTCAATTAAGATCTTAGCTATTATATTATTCCTAACTATATCTGAATTATCCAATTCACAAACTGACACTCCATCGACATTCTTTAGTTTATCCATACAGCGAGAAAGAGCACCTGCTTCGTTACTGACCAAGTCTGTTTGATAGAGATCACCGTTGATAATTGCTTTAGATTCTTGACCAATTCTGGTAATAAACATTTTTATTTGTTCATAGGTGGCATTTTGTGCCTCGTCAAGAATCATAAAACAGTCATGAAAATTTCTTCCCCTCATATATTCTAGGGGGCATAACTCAATTTTACCCTGTGATCTGAAACTATTAACAGTTTCCCTACTGAGAAAAAGATTTAACTCTTCTATTATAGGCATTAAATAAGGCTGTACTTTTTCAGTGAGTGAACCGGGTAGATAGCCTAAGCCTCTCCCCGCTTCTACGACTGGCCTTGATACTATAATTCTGTCAACCTTTTTACTTAAAAGATATTCAGATGCTAAACCTACCGCAACGGCTGTTTTACCAGACCCAGCTGGACCAGAACAGAAAGTAATTTCTGATTCCACCATGGATATAATATATTCTCGTTGATTTTCTGTTTTTGGTTTTAATTGTTTCCTATAATGTAAAGGTTGGTGTGGTGACTTTGGTTGTTTTCTTCTTCTAGGCATTAAATTTGGTTTACCTTCTGAAGGTGGGACGATCAGTGCGAGTTCTAAGTCCATCATACCATAGTTTACGTCGATTGTCAACACGTTTTCTATTGTGGCGATCATGATGAGCGTGCGCTCTAGGATGCACATTAATAAAAACATCTACTTGACGACGTGGTCGATAGCGTACTGACCACCAACATCTGTTACATCTACAGTTGGGATGATGACGATATTGGTTTATGCCTCCATTACCAAAAATAATAATAATACGGGGTTTGATCTTAGATCTGTGTATCCTATCTTTTCTTCTCTTCGCCTCTTCTGCGGCTCTTTCTTTAATTTTTTTACGAATTTCTCTTTTGATACACGCCCTACACTTATCACATGCCTTGCAGCTATCAATACATCCTTGCTCGTCGCACTCACAATCTTTATGTTTACGGGGAGTGGCCGCCAAAGAAGGGGTAGCCATCATTAAAAATAGTACCGTAGTAATAATTAAGTGTTTCATTTTATCCTCCAGAAAAGAAAACGGGTTTTAACTGAATTGATCAGTACAGAGAGGAGAACCCGAAACCTCCTGCATAATAAAGCCGCTGATCAAACCAGCTCTGTCATGGGATCTCGGTGATCTAGAAGATACTGAGGTCGTCCACCTGTGTCGATAACCGTTGTGTCTCTAGGATCAATTCCAAGATTATAATAAATCGTACTAGTAATTTCCTGAAAATGAACTGGGCGCTCGACAGCGTGTTCACCAAGACGATTTGTTTCGCCAATCGTTTGACCAAGCTTCATACCGCCACCAGCCAATAGAGCGCAACTAACTTGTGGCCAGTGATCTCGGCCAGCACCCTTATTAATCTTGGGTGTACGACCAAACTCGCCCCATACCACAACAGTCACATCATCAAGCATCCCTCTTTCATCCAGATCCTCAACCAATGCGCTGACACACTGATCAAGCTTACCACCATGATCTCTAACGAGATCAAAGTTAGCGCCATGACTATCCCATCTACCATAAGAAAGGCTCACAGAACGCACTCCTACCTCAACCAAACGGCGTGCCATGAGGACGTGTTCATTAACAGTAGGAGCACCGTCATACTGATACTTAAAAGGCTTACCATCTCCATAACGTTCACGGATTTTAGGGTCCTCCTGACTTAAATCCAGAGCGTCTACAAGTTTACTAGAAGTAAGTACATCAAAAGCCTCATCAATGAAAACATCTCCTTCAGGCTTAATATTACCAAGGCCTGTTAGCAATTCTTTTCTAGATTGTAGCCTATCTTTAGTAATACCATTAAGGGTGAGGTCAGACATCATCTCGCCATTAGGTTTAAAAGGTCTATGGGAGATACCGAGATAGCCCTCACTACCAGACTCAGACCACGGGCTATGTTTGGTTTTAGCTGCCAGACCAATAGTGGCTGGAACTGATACGTCTACGGGACCTTGAATCTTTGAAGCAACCGATCCAATACTAGGATAGCCAACTCCAACGATCTTTTCATTTCGTCCCCATCCGCTCATACATTGATAGCCGTCATGACCACCAGCCGAACCGATCACTGAACGAATAGCAACAAACTTATCCATCATAGAGGCGATCTTAGGAAAACTTTCTCCAATCTGGATACCGGGTACTGACGTATCGATAGGCTGGAATTCGCCTCTAATTTCTGCGGGAGCATCTGTTTTAATGTCCCACATGTCTTGATGCGGAGGACCTCCTCCTAAAAATATATTAATAACAGCTTTGTGTTGGGTGCCGTTTTGTTGTTGTGCCTGTAAAATATTAGGCAAAGACAACATACCAAAACCGCCCACCGATAAGAATCCTCTTCTTGATAGTCTAAACATCTTAATCTCCTAATCATAAAATTGATTGGGCTTCACCCTCTAACAAGTAACGCGGCCTTCCGCCATTATCCACTTTCTGAATACTCATAGGAATATTAAAGTGGTCAAATAGTGTTGCGCACACATCCAACGGACCATATGGGTTTTCTTTAGGTGTATACGACTTATCAGCCTTACCTACAGTTCTTCCTAACTCATATTCTCCTCCAGCCATAAGCATAGGTGACATCGCGGGCCAGTGGTCGCGACCTGCGTTGCCATTAAGTTTAGTTCGGCCAAACTCTCCGGTGACCACCAGTAAAATCTTTTCATTTAATCCTTTTTCCCAGACATCCTGCAAGAAAGCCGCAATAGCCTGATCAACAGGAGGAACTCTACCCTTAAGAGCATTAGAAATATTACCATGCATGTCCCAACCCCCGTAGTGCATCGTAATAAATTTTGTACCATACTCTGAAAGTCTACGTGCTAGTAACATTTGCTTTCCAATATCGGTATTACCATATGCATCTCTAGTTTTAGTTGGCTCTTTATCGATATTGAATGCCAGCTTAGCAGTGCCGAGAATAGTATCATAAGCCTGTGTAGTATATTTACCTATGGAATTAGCTGCATTACTAACGATTTCATGCTGCTTATCCAAGGCCGCCAGTAATTCACCGCGCGACTTGAATCTACCTATTTCTACTCTAGGACTGAGGTTGTCCTTGTTGGAAGGATCAAATGGTTTATACGCTCCACCTAACCATGAAGGTCCCTCTCCCGAAATACCACCTTGTTTAATATAAGTTGGAATTCCCGTAGAAGTATTAGCTCCATAGATGGAAGAAACGATAGAGCCAAAACCCGGATATTTTGGGTTGGATGTTTGGGCTCGTTCGCCGTTGTAGTGACCCGTCATCATCCAGTGAGTTGCTTGACGATGAGATGAGTCACCGTGCGTAAAAGAATTAACAGTTACAATTTTATCTTTATGTTTAAATGTTTGAAGCCAATCAGCCCCTAATGATATATTAGTAGCGCTGTCATATAACAACCCATTCACAGGTCTAAATTGATCAGGAACATTGAAATCAGTGGGAGCATGAAACGTTTCAAATTGAGTGGGTCCACCACCCAGCCACAGCCATACTACTGATTTGTCTTTTAGAGCCAGCTCCTCTTCTTCCGATAATGCTAAATCGGATAGACCTATCGTAGACATTCCAGCTCCGATACTTCCCATACGTAAAAAATCACGCCTATTAAAATAAAAATCTAACATGCTTTCCTCCTTCTAGTAGATATCGGCTCCTCGCGTTATACTTTGAATAGCTGTATGCCTGTAAGGAACGTAATCATTAAATGTATTGGCATATTCTAAAGTGAGTTCCGTATTACCGCCTCCAGTGTCTCCTCCGCTGTATGATATAGAAGATAGATAATTTTTTGTACTAAGATCCCAAACAAAATATGTATAAATAAGTGGGTTGGTGGTTGGAATTGTCGCTGCTATCTTAATCGGACAATCTGCTGTTTGTCCCGGCGCAGCATTTGCATTAGTATTGAAGTTCGTGTCTACATTTTTAACAGCCCTATTAAAAGTTGTTTCTCCTGACCGAAACCCCTGCGCAGCAATCCCATTGAATGAGCATGTAATTTCCAATGGCATATTAATATATTTCCATTTATTCAATTCATTAGCCTTAAGGTCAGTACCAGCATCAAGTTCAGACCCACGCCAATTTCCCATATCAGGAAGTTCAGAATAAGTTACACCCACAGAAATATCTATACTTTGAAGACCCTGCAAACTAGCAATTGGAGTAAAGGTTTGTGTCACTTCATCTGGATAAGTGCCTCCTGTAATGTGACTCCATTTTACTAAACTAGCGCTTTCTGGAAACGTAGGAAGATTAGTATAATCTGCTACTTCCAAATAATCTATATTTCTGCGCGTACTTTTAGTAATAAATGTTAATGATTCTGTAACTGCTTGTCCTACAGATATATTATATGATACATTTGTTAAAAGGCAATATTCATAGGTAATAGATTCGACTAAGTCTGGAGTTGGGTCAGTCGGATCAATAACTTTACCTATATAAGCAGCCGCGTCTGCCCCGTATAGTAGAACTATATTATATTGAGGTAATTCGTTGCCTGACATCCCAAAGTTAGCAGTATTCAGAAAATAACTGGCGTCATAGGCTACAGGAGGAGATGTAGTAGGCGTGTAAAAGGGTGTAGTATTTTCGTCTAGGACACGCTCAATAGTTATTTCTATATTTGGTTGTTCATACCATAAATAATTTCTTTGGGATCTTCCGATATCGGGAAGACTATAAGAGGGCGTATCGACATTTACGCCTACAGATTGAATCCCACTTAGAAATGTAGCGTCAGTGGGATCACTAATATAAGATGTGGGGCTTACTTTCTTGTACAAAACCCCTTGACAGGCATAAAATATCCTGTTATTATTATTTACCATTACAGGATCTCACAGGTTCCACCGGAACAAGCTAATTCTTGTTGCAGCTTGGTGTTGTCTTCTTTTTCCACTACAGAAATATAATCTACATCCTGATATTCCCGGTTTAATTCAGTCCACAACTTATAATTATACACATCTTTCATACAATAAGTCAACTTCTTGATGTCATCATCAAAATATTTTTTAGTGAATCTATGGCATCTTTTTACCCAATTTCTTTTAGAGGACCCTTTAACCGGACCCCCTAGATTGAGTAGGGTATCACATGCAGCCCACAAATTATCTTCCCAAAGCGTTAAAGCTACTTCGATTAGCCCACTTACAAACATTACGCCATCCCCATGATGGGACACCATTTCACTAGGCAAATAGATGGTTGTAAAAGGGGCCTGAGGATAATCTTTATCGCCGGTAACAGGTAATAGAGAAATCCCACAGAACCATTTTCTATTTCTGTAAATAAATTTTTCTACATCATCCCATTCACTCTCTTTGATATTAATAGTATTACTAACATTATGGCTAAGCCATGGCTGAGTGCATAAATCTTGATTTGTACCAGTAATCACCCAATTTTGTTGTGTAGATTTTACAGCGATTAGGAGGTCTAAAGCCCCCACTTTATTCTTGGTTTTTGAGCCTGCTGCCACTTCAATACAAAAGGATATCACGTCATCGCTATCATTAGCGGACCACACAGACTCCTGACAGGCTCTAGGATTAATTTTTTTAAAATGCTTATATATATCTTCCATTTTGTTAGCCTGAACGCGCCTAATGTACCTTTTTGCGTGATGTGGGTGTATTCCAGAGCTAGTTCCTAGTATACAACTAGCAGTACCTTCTGGCTTAACGCACGTACATCTAGCAGCTTGATTAATACCAATTTTTTGAGCTAATTCTTTATTCACTTGCTTTACTGTTTTAGCAGCTCTTCTTTGGAATTCAGGAGATAGGCACACTTCGTGCGCCTCCATGATACCAGTCATAGAAACACCAATAAGCGCTTCTCGTTCCATGATGTTTTTACTGGCATGTTCCAAATAGCCCACATCAGTAAAACCAGCTTGTAGAGTCCCAATAATAGCAGCAGCCCTTGCTGACTCATAAAGATCCTCTTCACTCTTAATTCGGGCACAATTAATTGTAGACAAATTACAGGCCTGCCATCCAGACTGACCAGTTTTTTGATCAACAGGCCAAAATCCTATTTCTACACAGGGATTCACTAAAAACTCAGTGGAGTCTGCCCAAACAAAACCGGGCTCGCCAAACTCTCTAACTGATTGCATCAAGTCAGAAAATTGTTCTGGCGTCGTAGTCTCTCTAAGCAGTAAGGCTGAGTTATTAGAACGTCCTCTTTGAGGATTCTCATGAAACCAGTTACCTGTTTTTGCGGACGCCATTTTTGTGTCATCTGGTGAAAACAGGCATATAGTAGCGCTTCGCCTAACACCACCACTAATAACAGCGTCAGCAGAATGCATAACAATATCATAAGCATCAATTGGACTAAGTTGTTTATTACCATGTTTAACTGTTTCATCTAAAAGACTCTTTATATTTTTAAGTGACTTTTTAAGAGGTTCCGGTCCCGGAGCCTTTCCCCCATGAGAAAGAGGGGCGCCCGCTTCTCTTATTTTTGTAAAATCAAATACTACATTTTTACCGGAGTATTCTTTAAAATCTTTTGGTCTATTAAAATAAGAATTAACCAACACACCAACTGCATCTGACCACCCCTCTATATTATCTTCTACCGTAAACCTTTTGGTGCCTTCTTTATTTTTTACTAAATTAGGTAACTTAGCTACATGATGTTTCTGTACAGAAAATCCAGTCCCACACCCACAAAGAAGGAGATACATGCATTCTTGAAAGAATTGTGGGCGATCACAGAAGGAGGAAATACAATTATACATCCTCATGTTATGTTTAAGAATGGGTTTTCCACCAAATTGTAAGGCACGTTGAGATCCTAAAACACGTCTCTTCTTCATCATATCATATGCCCACTCGATATCCTCATGTATCTCTGAAATATCTTCGTATTTTTTGAGCATCATTTTTTTTACACGATCTACAGTTTCATGCCATGTTTCTCTTCTTTTTTTGTCTGATATCCATCGGGCATATTTAGCGACAAAAGTATAATCCATCAGCGATTTGATCGACATGAAATATATTTTCCTTTAGGTAATCTTTAAATCAAGATTTGTTTTAACATTGTAGATCTCTAGACCGTTCTTAACTAAAAATTGATGTACAGATGTATCGTTATCATTCTTGGAAGATACAAAAGAATCTTTTTCTATGTACCACTTATTAATGCCATTTTGCCATAATAGTTTAGCACACCGAAAACATGGATAATGTGTGACATACGCTTTAAGGGGACCAAAATATCTGCGTTCCATATTAGATACGGCATTTTCTTCAGCATGAACCATAAACGGATATTTTTCTGGACGAAAAGTAGGAAGGACAGAGTCGTTACAACCTGCTGGAAAACCATTGTAACCCATACCTACTACATGATTAAGTGTATTAACTAAAACGCACCCAACCCTAGTCTCGCTATCGTGACTACGGATGGATGCGTAATGAGCCATACCCATAAAATACTGATCCCAAGACGGTCTGTCCATTGTTTATTCCAAATTAAGAGATAGCCTGACACTTACATTATCTACAATTATCTAGCTTTTGTCAAACATTTTTTTGTAAAAACTATCGGTTTCTCAATGTATTAATCATAACATCAAACTTTTCATTAAGTTTATCATTTAAGTGTAGTTTGCAGTCTGCCACGCTACTTTCTAGGTTGTCTATTTTTGTTTCTATTTTGCCTTCTAGGCTATCGACTTTATTTTCTAAAGATGTTAATCTTCTATTTAATGAATCGTTCACTCTCTCCTCCAGTAAAATAATTTTTTTACCATGAGTCATAATAGTAAACAACATCCAGCCCATTAAGGGTATAAATACCATACCGACAACTTCAGCTATACTTTTAAGCAGTTGCCATGTATCAGTCATAACAAGCCTTTCATATAAAATAAAAAAAAAAGGGGGAGAGAAATTCCCTCCCCCTTCTTATAAGTTTAGATTACATACCAGTAATTGGTGAATAATCGAAGAAGTCACCGCCAGTTGCGACAGTAAGATCAACGAAATCAACTTTCATTACCAACTCACCCGGAATGGCTCTAGTTGGATTAGCAGCCTTGTCTGTTCTAGCACCAGTAGCACCAGCAATCGGGTCCCACATATTGGTAGTAGACAGGGTGTCTGGAGCAGTCGCGGTATCCATACCACCAGTAGCCACGTCTAGCCAGTTAATTCTGGAGTCGGTCATTTTGGCTCCAGTACGTGTGGTATGTGTCCAGCTAAACCGATCAGCACGGAATGCCGTGACAATCTTAGCCCCATAATCATGCTGGAATTGAAGAATCGCTTGATTCGAGGTGCCAACGCCCATGAATAGCAAGTTTGTTTTAGCCACACCAGAAAGGGTGGTGGATTGACGAGCAATAACATATTTGCCCTCAGCTTCGTAGGCAAACGTACCAGCGCTTAAAGCCTTTTGAGCATTATAAGCGCCATTACCAGTAATAATTCTAGGTAGCGTGTTAGAGTCTGCGGCGAGCGATACGCCATCTTTAAGAGAGAGCGCTTTGGTGATAACTGCACCAAGTCCGCTGGTCACAGCTGAATTCTGTAGAATGCATCCACCTTCTACTGCAAAAATAAAAGCGCCGCCCGTCGTGTTAACTAAATAAGCACTTGTAGATGTAGGAACTGCCATTAGATAAGCCTCCATAATGGAAATAAATATATGTTCCTACAATATCCAAAAACGGTCCGGTTCCTATCTAACAATACACAAAAAGCCGTCTCATCGGTTTATTTTTTCAAATGATTTTAAGGCTTTTTTAAATCTTCTTCTAGCGGTTTCTCGACTGTAACCGTTTTGCCGTCCCATTTCTTCCATGGTCATGCCGTATACATATTTTTGTTTAATCAAAATAGTATATTCATCACTTAAACCGTCTAGCACATGATCTATATCGTCTATAACCTCACTAGACTTTTCGATATTTTTACAGCTGAACTCCCTTTTCTTTTTTTTCATAGTATTTTTTATAGCATAGTCAAGCTGTTGATATAGAAACGTAGTAAACTTAGTTTTTTTAGATGGATCATATCTGTTAAGACATCTCCAAAGTGTAGTTAATTTTAGTGAATACAAATCGTCTGCGCTTAAAGCAGTAGAATATCTTGCGCAAACCTTATTCATAACCTTAATATTATCAATATTGCTCAAGGATTCTTCAAAAGTTCTATCCATTCGTGCTCCTTAATATAACACCACCTAATTTTTGCTTGAGGGCTTCCAATTCACTAAGTTCATCTAAATACTGTTTATTCATATCGTCTGAAACTATATAATCTATTTCTCCTTGTGGTGAAACAAATATAGACCAATATCTATTGGTGTCCAGTTGTTCTTTAACCAAATCAACAGCCAACATTATTTCTGCGTCGTCGAGAACTTCGCTCACGGTGTAATTACATATTGTATCTTCTATTTCTTTTCTGACTTCGGAAGTATTGAACATTTTTGCAATACCCACAAAAAATGTATATCTTCCAAGAGGTTTTAAGGCCTCAATACCGTTAACATCTTCTAGCACTTCAATTATTTCATTAGTTAAATCAAAATTGGTATAGCACATCCAACAATCCCACCTATCGGATGGTTTAAGTGAGGACTCTGCTGGGTAAGGCCCATATGGGGTGTACACTACCTTTTGTTTGACGGGAACAAAATATTCTTTCAAAAGTCCTTCTGGATCAGTGTCCATCATACCAAATTCTTCGTTTTCTTCTTCTGGTTGGGGTTTCTCTTCTCTTAATATTTCTTCTATTTTGGCATTCCAGCTCTCCCAGCCTATTTTTTTAGATGTGGACATCATATATCTCCTTAAAGCTAGGACTATATATACTATCAAGTATACACATTATGGCTTGACTTGTAGTGGAGATACTGCCACATCATCCTTATTTTTATTTGACACATGAAGTTCCTGTAATTGGGTATATTTAACTAAGAGTTTATTGAATTCTTCTTGTCTACCACCAGACACACATTTTTCATAAAGATCCTCTAATAGAATAGTAACCAAATTATCATATTTTAATTTATACAATATGGTAGCTAAAAAATCAATGTTTACTTCTCCATCTTGCCACCCACATTCAAAAAAAACCATACCTTCGTGATCCGTAGATACTGTTACGAAACAGCTTTTTTCGTCATCTTCTGAAGGTGGAAGATCCGAATTTTGAGATAAGTTCGACATAGTAAGGGTCCAGCTCCGGTAGGTGGGATTTTTCCATTTTATCAAAAGTATAAAAATCACCCTTTTTTTCTATTACACCAGAAAGAGATAGTGTTGTTATGTAAATCACTTCGGCCTCAGATAGGTTTAATTTTCTGAAACCGCACAACATCTTTGTAGCCCATTCATAGTCTACATTTAAATATTTTTCATGTATAGAGCGAAGGGTGGATGACTCATCTCCTGTTCCCATATATGCGGAAGGTAAAAACCCCTCATTAGTTAGGAGGGTCTTAATGTAATTATCATCGGTAGGAAACAGAGATTTATTCATTGTTATCACAAGATAACTAATTTTAATCTTCATTTGTTGACTCATCGAGATCTTGTGCTGACTGTAACTGTTGCATCATTTGTGACTTCATCTCTTGAATCACATTAAAATTGCTTTGGGCCGATTCATACTTCTTAACGGCATTTACAAATTCCCCAAAAACATCGGGGTGTTCACCAATACCTACCGAACTGGTCATGTAGAGATTAAGAGTAAGAGCGTGCTCATCCATAAGAGCCTTAAAGAGTGATTCGGCAGCGTTCAAAAAATTATTCATGTTTTCTCCCAATAAAAAAGAAAAAGTGAGTCGCTATACTCCATTATAGCAACTCACCTTCAATATGTCAATTTTTTTTACTTTTTTTTGAAAGTAACTTGGAATTGACTTACCTATATTATTCAGACGGTTTCCCGTACCGTGTCGCCAATAATCCATGCAGCGACAATAGTCGTAACACCCACAATTTGCTCAGTGTCGAATTCCATACCAAAAATTTCTGAGCCAACCACAGCGATAACGCCAGCAGCGGCTACCCAAAAACGACGCGATTTAAGCAACGAAACAAGTTTATCTTTCATAACAGTTCTCCTATAAAGTAAAATTTTAGCCGTCCGTGTTCACACAAATACTAGGTCCATACAGTTTCTGTATTTTTTGTATATCGTCTGCCTGTGGCCCCAAAGAGTTATTTATATAAGGAAACATTAACGCATTTTCATCATTAGAATGGTCGAGACCTAATAAATGTCCGATTTCATGAGCGGCTACAGATCGTAATACGATACCCTGAAGATAATCCTCAGGTATTACCCATTTTTCAGCGAGGTCAAACTTAGTCAACAGCTGACCATCAAAATCTTTGTCATTCGGCATTTGTGCCCAAGCTAATATGCCTCCCCTTCTACCGAAACCCTCACGCCATCTACGTCCCACGCTAATGATAATATCGGCTTCATTTGAACGGTTGGTGTGCTCAAAAACAAGTGGAGTTATTGCAGACCAAGCGTCAAAAGCGAGCTTAAATTCGTGATCCCATACATCTCTTTCTAATTCTCTCGTGTCCCTGCCTTGCATATGATAAGAAAGATTATTTTTTCCCCATTTTGATTTTTTTCCAGATACATCCTCTATTGAATCTTTAACGCCACATCTTGGATAGTTTTTTGATATCGAGTATGCTTCGTTTTGATTATATATTGAAAAACCTAAAAATGCCGACAAGGTACCAGCACAAAATTTTCTTCTTCTCATCGTAACCCCCTAAAAAAGCACTAAAGCCCCCAATCCATTGAGAGCCTTAGAGTTTACATCCTAGTCTTTTACAAACAGCTGTTTGAAAGAATCTACAGACCACCATCCCTGCCACACACCACCGAAAAACACACCAGCGCCGACACAAGCCAAAAAGAGCAACGGTCGACGGTTTGCTAATTCGAGGGGATGCGTGAGGCCATAAATTAGGCTTCGTAACGGTTTTTTTTCGTCAAAACCCATGATTACCCCTTTGTAAACAGGAAATTAATTAAAACACCCTAAAAACGCCATATGCAATTACAGCAACGGCAGCAGCTATCGCAAACCACTTAAATACACTCGCTAGAGCTAAAAGTAAATCACGAAGTGGTCTGGGTCGCTTTATTCTCCACTCTCTATATCTATCTACTCGTTTTCTATAGGCCTCCCTACGTTTTTCTGCCTTTTCTGCAAATGATGCCATTATATTTCCTCATTTTATCAAATACCACCCAGTAACTCATTAGCCGAATTTTTCCACGAAAATTTTACAGCCGTATTGATGC